AAGAAGGTTGACCAAAGCTGCGCAGTTCGCAACATTGTGATGTCGTAATGACCATGCGTTGCCCCTCTTTCAGTAATCGTGTCTGCCGCATTAGTCAAAATGTCTTTCGCTCGCAACGGTTTTGCCTCTGATGTAGCCTTTTGCGTACCCATTCTGATAGCCCCTTTGATAGATAGAATCAATTGCAATATAAACAAACCAACCAAATAACCAAATAACGATTGTGATCATGACAATTTCTTCGGGAGTAAAGTTATTCGACATCTGCACTCACCCCGTGAACATCAAGAAAATAAGCAGCCAAAACTTCACGGCTTAATCTGCCGCGTTCTTGGCTTATGCCTAGCTTTGATTTTGCATATTGTCTAATGAAACTGGCTTTCACATAGACTTTACCGTCCGTATATGCTCCGGACTTACGGTCAAACCGTATAGTGCCCATGAATATCCCCTTTCAAATAGGATTTCAAATCCTATTTTGAAGGGTAAATACCTATTTTGTCAACGACACGCCGCTATCCAAATCGTTTTCCTTCGACAATGAAACTGCCGTCACGCTCAATTGGTATCGCCACAGGTTGCACACGTTTGCGGTCGATATAGATGATCCCGAAACCTTGTTGCCAATTAAAAGTGCCACGCGTGTAACTGGCCTTCGATACGTCCATTAAATGACCGACTTCGAAGCCTGTCAGAATACCTGTTAAAACGCCCCCAGAAGCCGTTGTAAAGGACGAAATCCCCTGCCTATGGGTATGACCACACACCACGCTCTTACCATGCCTCTTAGCGGCTTCTAAGGCCGTTAAACCGCCTTGTGGCTTGGTGCTCTGCTCGTCACCATGCACCATAACCCAATCTTCATGAAATTGATATGGCTTGTGGTGATATTTGATGCCCAATTCGTCTAGCCGTAGAAACCGCTCGATTGTCAGCTCTGGCAAGCCAATTAAGCCGGGCAGCCGTTTACTTACTGAATTGTAGAGTCTGGCCGAATGATTGGATCTGCTGAGATGTTGAACTTGCAATTCGGCCAAGACTTGGACAGTTCGGTCACGATCTCGACCAATGCTTCCCGACCACTCATCCCGACCGGAACTCCATCGGCTAATTGTTTGGAAGTCGATTTCATCGCCCACGCATAGAACGTCATCAGGCTTGTATTTTCTGATGAATTGGGCGACATTTTTGACGGCTTTCTTATCTTCGTAGGGAACTTGTAAATCTGATATAACGACAATTCGCTTAATCGTCATCCTCATCATCTTCATAGGGCGTATGATCAGGATTGCCCACTAGCCAATCTGGTAATCGCATTTGTTCTTCGATATACCATCGAGCGCGATCTTCACCATATCCAGCACGTACCAAAGCTTCATAACATTCAACAATTTGTGCAGCCCAAATGTCTATGGCTTTTAATGGTTCACCGGATCTGCGCGCAGCAGATTCTTTGCGTTTACGCCTAGCGGCGAGTTCGCTTTTTGATGGTTTTCTTGCGCTCATTAGTCAGCAATTCTAAGACCATTGACTCAAGTTTATCGATGCGCGACACGATGTTTGATGCTTCCAATATGCCGGGTACTTCATGTCGAATAATGTAACGAAGGCCGCCGACAATAAGTGCACAGCATGAAAGTATGGCAGCGACAAACGCCGCCCATTCAGCAGGTGTCATCGCCGTCCGAAAGCGGTGTCGTTAGGGTTTAGCCACCGCAGGATGACTGGCAGACTCGCGACCAGAGCTGCATTGACAATTGCAGGTGCATCCCAACCCACCGCTAGGTATGTTGCTATCCCGGCTGCTAGAAATGATCTTGCCCAACTTGCGGCGACTGCTTTTGCTTGCTCCATTGATAGGTTCTCCTGTTAGTAATGGGATGCGAAACATACTGCCATCAAAATCGCCCTTAGCAGTAAAGCTGCAATGAATATGTGTTTTGTGCGGATTGATTCCTTTGTAAATTCTCCACTTGTAATTTCCACGCCATGAAGCAATTTTGCCATTGAAGATTATGTAAGAAATTCGTTTATCAGATCTGGCAAGTAATCGAAGCTGATCAGCAAGGTCGAACGCTTCGGATTTGTGGGATCGCAAATCAGCATCAATGTCGATGGCACGTACAATGCCTTCAGGAGAAGGAGCGTGATCGGACTTACGAGCTGCATGCTTCGCATCACCGATCCAGCCATCCGAAGTTCGATCTCTATCGGGGAACGCATCGTCAATTTGCTCGCGTAATTGTTGCCCCGCTTTGCACAGTTTAGCCATTAGCTCAGCAATAACTTTGCTTCATCTTCGGTAATGCCCAGTTTGTCAAGTAATGCCTGACGTTTCGCTTCGGCTTCAATTTTGTCTGTTGCTTCTTTAGCTTGATAGTCAATCCAACCTTGAGCAATTTCTTCATCTGTTGGTTGTGATTGTTTTGTGTCCATCCACTCAATTTCCAAATCACGGAGCACAAATTCTGCGTTTGGTCTGACAAATAAAATAGCTCTTGCTTTTTGTTGTTGATTCATTATGCACCTATTTCTAAAAGCGTAATGCTGGAATTGGTAGAATTGTAATTTGCATAACCGCCCCAACCACCAACATCGGCTTGACCCAATTTAAATTGTGTTTTATATGTTGTCGATGATGTTGTGCTCGGTGAATCTAGCCAAATCAAAGGGTTCTCCATAGCTTGAACTAAAGGAGAACTGCCATTTCTGGCTGCCTCAATTCCCCACCACTTCTCTTGAATTTTTGTAGAACCTCTAAGTAATTGAGCGTAGGCATAAACGGAGTTTGCGTTACATCCTGTCCAAAAATTTTGTGAAATCAAAATTAAAATTTTTGACGATGTAGCCGAAGGAGTTATGGAAGCTGATAGACCACTATCGGCGTAGGTTGTCGAGAAAGTTTGAACCGATGTGGATGTATTTGCGCTCACGACTTGTAACACTTTACCGCCACCTGCGGCGGCAGCCCATTTAACCTTATATGGACTAACTGTTGTATCAGCAGTTAATACTTGACCTGTTGTTCCAATTGGTAAATTGTCGAATGTCCCCGACCCAGTTCCAACAATAATATCGCCAGCAGCAGTTATTTCTGTTGCCATAGAGTTTGTGATTGTTACTGTGCCAGAAGTGCCGCCGCCACTAATTCCTGTTCCTGCGGTTACGCCTGTAATGTCACCAGATCCGTAACCAACCCATGCGCTTCCAGAATAGATTTCCAGCGCATCGGTATCTTTGAGATACGAAACCATTCCTTCGGCCAAAACGCCAGAAAGGGCGGTTGTTCGAGCTGCGGCATTGGCAAAAACCATCACCACTTGCTCTTGCAAATAAGTGTTTACCTGAGCTGCTGTAAGCACGTCACCCGTGTTAAACAGCTTATATCCTGCACCTGCCATTACTTGCTCCTTAGTAGCTCAGCACATCTTCGCCTAGTATACCGCTAACCGCGCTGTTTAACACGAAGCCAGCCAATAAAGGCTCAGATGTGAATAGGGTTGTCATCCATGATGACTTGGTAATATCGTGATGAATAGCGTTGACAAGGCTTGGCTGCGTCACGCTTGTATTGCCCGGCATTGTCTTTGTGACCGTAATGCCGTCAAGCAAATCTATATCAACGCCTGCTTTAGGTTTGTTGGGATTGATGTCGTCATAAAGGTTGAGTTGAATCGAGTCAATTCGTACTTCTGGATCCTTACGGGTTGCCAATATTCCTTGAGCCTGATTTAAGGCTTCGGTATCGGTCTGGACAAGGATGCCATCACGGATGCCTGAATGTAGAAAGAACGTGTCGATGCTTGTCTGGTCATAGACGTTTTGTGCCGTACCGCCTGAGCGCGTGACAGTCACATCATTGATAAGCGTGGTGTCGTCATAAGCCACAACCGCATTGGTATAGGAAATATCTGTACCGTTATCATTGAAGCTGTAAAGGCTGGTTGCCGGTCTTGTAATAAGTGTGTCACGATCTACAAACACGACATTGCTTTGACCATCGACAAAGATGCCGCCAAACTCGCTGTTCTCAACGGTCTGTAAAGCCTCTAAAACGTTCCTAGACGTGCCGGGATCTGCCTGAAGGGTTGAATTGCCAGTATCTATCTCACGAAGGCTTACAGGCCAATCTACGGCGTTTAGAATGGCATCTACGCGAGCGCCTGAGAGTTGACCTGCCGGGCTACTAGGCACAGTTGTAATGGCCGAACCTGCCAGCAGTTTAAAAGCATCTACGCACGTTAGGGTTACAGTCGAAACATCCTCATTGCCTTGTCTAAAACCTGTATCGTAATTGGTGATGTATCCGCTAAAAATGTAATAATCCACGCCTAGATAAGTTGCATAAATAATAATCTGACGCAATGGCACAAGATTGGGATAGTACGCACTTGCTGGATTTGTCGGGTTCCAATCGCCGTTTTGATCATAGAGAACGACCTGTGCGCTGCCAGCTTCAAACTTGGAAGTCAATCGGCTACGACCGCGCCGAATACCAATTTGAGTAACAAGGCTTGTAATCTCAACGGGCAAAGTGCCTGCACCCAATTTGTTCGTGCCTAATATGCCTTTGGTTGCTGATCCAAGAATAAATGGATTAGTTTCAAAAGCGGTGTCGCTATCAAAGTCAACGAAAACTCTGACCGTAGGTGCTGCCATTAAATTGCCACCGCGTTAAGCGTGATGTTCTGTCCACGCTTTTGGACTTCATATAGGCCTTCGATAATGCGGTCTTTAAGTTCACCTTCGGTTAAAACGCTCCCAGCGATATTAACCGTGACGTTAGATTCGTTAAACCCACCGCGACCGAATGTGCCAATTGTGGCAAATATGTCCGCAATGCGTTGTCTCGCGGTACTTTCGGCTGCTGTGTCATTAGCCATTGCCGTTAAAGCTGTACCTGAGCCAGCCAAGATATTTGCCCCGGCTACTTGATAGGTGTCAAAAGGATTAACCGTATTTCCGTTTGGCAATTGAATAAATACCGCACTTGTGTCTATTGGTAAGCGTCCACCGACAATGGTTACTCCGCCGCCATCACCACCACCAGTACCGCCGCCGTTTCCGCCGCCGCCGCCACCGCCGCCACCACCGCCACCACCACCGCCGCCGCCACCACCGCCGCCACCGCCGCCTGCGCCGGCATTGGTATTAACGGTCATGGTGAATTGCAGTCCTTTTTGGATAGCCGCTAGTTGTGCAAGAATCTTGGCAATAATCGCATCCCAATCTGAGAATGGATTATTGGCTTTAGGTAGATCCTTAATGCCAAGTTGCAATAAAGCGACCTTGGTTTGAGCAACAAGCAATTTGTTGATGACATCTGTGGCTGAATCGCCTACCTTGATGGTTGTGCCAAGAGCAGCAAATGACTGTCCGTTCAAAGCAAGAATTGCTTTAGTTGTTTGCTCTGCAACATCGGCTATCTCATTATTGATTGCCAATAATGCCACTAGGCGTAAGCGTTGTTCTCCATCAATTCTACCTTGCATAGCAGCAACAATTTGAATGTTCTGCATGTCAAAAACTGTTCCAGCGCGTTTAAGTTGCAATGCTTCTTTCTCGCGTTGCAATCGTGCCTTTTCTGTTTTAGCTGCCAAAGCATTGGCTTTAGCTCTATCCGATTCAATCTTCTTTTGTAGGGCTTGTTGCTTTTTATAATCTGCTAAAAATTGTCTATTAGACGCAGGTGTGTTCTTACCGCGATTAGCGAACGCATCTGGGTTGCGCAATAGCGTTGCCAATTCATCTAAACGAGTTCTTTCAGCCTGATCTATTGTGAAACCTGTTGAAAGCAATTCCTTGGCATATCGGATTGATATGGCTGCTCGCTGGAAAACATCGCCAATCTTTTCGCCAAAATCAACAAGTGATTGCAAGCCATTGTCATAATTGCCACTTGCCAGCATTGCAATGGCATCGACCAGACCTTTACCGATTTCTTGTTTAGCATTACCAATGGCTATGCTGAGTTTGTCAATCTTGCCTTGATATGAATCTGCTGCCGTAGCGGCTGCCCCTGTATATAAATCATTGATGCTTTGAATGGATTTCTGAAAACCCATTGCTTCAAGTTCTGCCGTTGTATAAGCCGTTTGTAATTTGCCGAGTGATGAATAATTGCCATTGTATGCGCGGCTTAAAGCTGTGGTGACATTTCCCAAACTTGTCCCAGTTGCCGCACTAATATCCATCGCGGTTGACAACAGATCCATAGACTTTTGGGCATCCAAAGTCGTGGTAACAAGTTGCACCATGGCTGGACGAAGTTGATCCTTAGAAACGCCTGTAGCTTTCTCCGTTTGATCAATGAAGTTTTCTATTGCACTTGTGTTATAGCCAAGACCAAGATTACGCAATGAGTTGGTTAAACTTCGAACCGCTTTATCTTCTTGTGCAAACGCAATAACCGATTGCTTCAGGGCACGAACGCCAGCAACGGCAATGAATGTCTTAGCTGCTGTGCTGCCTAGCTTCTTGAAACTTTTCTCTAGGTTAGACGTGGCTTTCTTGGCTGCATCAAATCCGGCTTTTTTGAGTTCAGCCGCAATGATGATTTTAATATCGGATTCCGTTAATGCCATTATGCAGCCTCACCTCTACTCGCTCTAATGCGATTATAAAATGTTTGCTTGGCTTTTTCGACTGCGGTTAATGTTGCGTTTAATGCTCGACCTTGATTTCTTGCATAAGCAGCATACAAAAGCCGTCCGGTTGATTCTCTGCCGCGTCCCGAATAATCCCGCAATGCGCCAATGCCATTCATTGAGTTAATAAATGTTTTTCCTGCGTTTGGGTTATTTGATCGGCTTTCAGGATCACCAGCTGGATTTTTTCTACCAGCAGTTTCAATAATTGCTCCGGATGCGCTTTTATTAAAAAGCGTAAAAAGTGAAACAAAACCGGAACTTTCAAATCTTTTAGTCGCTAATGAGTAGGTCAATCCTTTACGAACTGCGCGAGCATCGTATGACGGGAAAGCTCTTTTGCGCGGTGGTTTTGGTTTTCTCTCGTAACCGGGATTATTCCAGTTGACTAACGTACCCGGCGCATAACCGGGAACATGAGATTTTGCATCTTTTAATATAGGTTTGAGTGCTAAACGGATTTCCGTATCCATCTGTTTTTTAATATCAGGCGCAAGTTTGCCAAGTGCTTTCTTAAGGCCTACGACCCCTTCGATTACTACTGGCATGTTTTCTTTCTTCCGCCTGTTTCCTTAGCACTTCATAAATTGCGTTGAGTAGACTGCGATCCATATTGATGAACTCACTAGGCGCAATTCCCAGATTGACCGAAAGCTCAGCTATTCGATACGTCCAAGAATCGCGCGTTAGCCATTTGGGGATTCGTCCGCCAAAACCTCAACAGCTTTCAAGGTTTCTAGGAACTTGTCCCCAAAAGGCTTTACATCTGAAGCGTCTGCTCTACGCAGACATTCCCAAGCAAGCCAATAGATATCGCTTTGTTTCTGATCCTCTTGAAAGGCCTTGTAAAAGCCTTTCTTAGTATGCATTTCGAAAGCGTACTCAATGACCGGTGTGATTTCGTGAACCGACTCCGTGCCATCTGCCCTTGTAATCTTTAGTCTTGCCATGCCCATTTCTCCTTGTTAGAACGTACCTGCTGCGTTAACAGTTAGCTTAGAGTTTAGCGTAAATGTCACATCCTGTGTTGACATGTCGCCTGTTGCCCCATTAACGGGGGTCAAATTGTTGACGAGCACGTCAAACTCATAGACCGGGTTCGTTGCGCTGACTGCTGTGCCTTTTTCCTGAATCACCTTGCAAGCGACAGTTGTGCCGAATGCAGTATTAAGGGTCTGAAGCACGTTACTTGTTGCATAATCGTTCAAGAACGAAACTGTGAGTGATCCCGATTCCAAGCCTTTAACGAACTTGTGCGCGGTGTCTCCCATAGCTGTCACTTCTAGCTCATCTGCTGCATAATTCAGGGTGAGTGAAGTAACATGGTCGCTAAGATCGACAGAATTGATCTTAAAACCGACCTTGTTGTTTAGAAAAATACCCGATGCAGGCATCTTTATTCCTCGTCTTTCTTAGCGGTTGTTGCGGGTTTAGGTGCGCTTGGAGTTGCTTGACCAATCTTGATCAAGAAAGCCTCACGCTCTTTGTCATTATCAGCCATTTTTTAGCTCCAATCGGATAGAACGCTGATTGATACTTCACCGGATAGCAGATCGCCTGCCGTTCCGGTCAAGACTGAGGGTGCGCTGAATGTCCCAATTGTATAGGCAATTGATGACGCTTCCAGCTTATTCACAATGTTAAGGTAAAAATCCTCAATGTTTGTTAGATTGCCTTGATTGTCAAACATTGGTGCTAGCACAACAAGTTTAAAATTGGCTTTTGGCTTAACTGTTTTGTAATGATTGTTGCTTGGCTCGATATATGGATCGCCGGGTTGGACGACAATGCTGTTAGCAAGGGGTGTAGCAGGTGGGAAGGAAAACACCTGCCACACCGCATTATCAACTAGTGCAGTCGCGATTGTTCCCCGTAGGGTCGTTATTGCGCTCACCCTACTAGACCGCCCGGTGCTAGATGATCCGCAAGTAAGCCTCGAACGCGAGCCATGAGCGTATTACCCATGCGATATGGTGATGGTTGGAAATCAGGTGAAATGCCGCCAGCGTTGGATGCTTGACGTGCCTGCCAAATATCGATTGCAATCATTAAGGTTGCTTGATTGACTTCAGGCAATGTTTCGTAATCAATATGCGTAATGCCATAAACTTTGCCGTAGGGAACAAGTAAATTATATGC